CGTCTTATTCTTTTATTTCTCTATTAAATAGGAAACATATATGTTAAACATAAAAAAGAACCAGGGTCGCTTCTTTGGTAAATTTCCAAGGAGTGTAGCTAATGGTATTATTCATACCCTTTCCATCGCGATCATTAGTGAAATTTCTAGCAACGAACTTAAGCATGATCTTAACAATCTGCTTGGTTCTGATCCTAGCGATCTCGCTGCTTATGATCTTCCATATGGAGCCTACAGCACGTCCGACACTTGGCTTGCCCGCCAATTTCTTGCATTATATACAAAAAATGCAGATTTGGCTGACAAGAACAAGCTATTTGACGATGCCATAGGTAAATTTATGGAGACCGAAGAAACTTGCCGATCTATTAATGAGGCATTTACTAATAACCTGTCCGGCCATGCTTTGGCCGGCTACGAACGTGAATTATTTATCGCTCGTAGGAAAATCGCAGAGATATTGGGTGATTGCCCCGAAATTAAAGATCTTAACGTTAAATTCGGTCCGGGAGCTAGTACAGTTGTAAAAATAAAAACAACTGCGCGTCACAAATTGAACGCGCCGATTGTTTGTTCTCGAGAGTCCGTCGGTTCTATAAAGGAACTAATGGAAACCCTACCCTATTACGCTTACGCCCACCGTGGTGTGACGTTAATTAGCGCCGGGTACCTCTCAGCTGTCGCAAAAAGTGCAGTAGCCCTTCGAACCATATTAATCGAACCCCATTTAAATACTGCTGTGCAGAAGGGGATCGGTGATAAGATTCGGGACTGCCTTTCTTTCTGGGGAATTGACTTGAGAAATCAAGAAATCAACCGGAATAAAGCTCGTCAAGCATCGATCGATGGCTTAGACGCCACTGTCGACTTGAAGTCTGCATCGGACACGATCGCATGCCTCCTTGTATCTAATCTTTTCCCCCTACCCTGGGTGGAATTGATGAGTTCCTGGAGGACAGGATCCATATGGTTACCGGACGCTAAGAAAGGCCAGAAAGTTCATCTCTTGGAGAAGTTTTCCTCAATGGGAAACGGATTCACTTTTGAGCTGGAAAGCCTGATTTTCTATGCGTTAACGTATGCCGTATGTGTGTCGAATGGAATCTCTACACACTCAATTTCTGTTTACGGGGATGATATTATATGCCCCGTAGAGGCGATTGAGCCACTCAATAATCTGTTTGCCGCATGTGGCTTCTCTATTAATTTGAAGAAGTCTTATGCAACAGGACATTTTAGAGAGAGTTGTGGTGGAGATTTCTTCTTTGGACAGAACGTTAGACCATTCTACGTGAGAGACCGCTTAAGCAACGGTTCCCTCGTCGCCTTTCATAATTACCTTGACAATCTGATCGAAAGATCTAATGATGAACTGATAAACCACGATAGGCTTGATTGCCAATACACGTGGGTCCAGGACATCAAGAGCGTCATTCGTAAATTGCAAAGGGTCTGTCTGCAGTCCTTAACCATGAAGGTTCCTTACGGACCTCACGGATACGGAGATGGACACTTGACTGATTCCATAATATGGGATCTTTTAAGCAGTAGTGGGACATTTAATCATCGAAAAGATGAGGTAGTTTCGCACTCTTTCTATACTTATCAAAAGATAGAAAGAGAAAGCAGAGAACCACTTCAAATCGGAGATGATCTATATCCCCAGTATTCCATATATCTTCATGAAGGGTGTATCGAAGAGGTGTCAAAGCCTCTATGGTACATTTCATCTAGAGAACATTTACGGAGTTTAGCCCTTCACTACCGGCAGTCCCTGCCTGCAGTCTTGGGTTTAAATCCTTATGTGATACGGAATATTGATGGCTTTAAAGCAAAATTAACTCGCGTTCGCGTAGGTGGTAAACCTCGTGGGATACTTGACTGGGAAGCGATTCCCGAGCCAGAAGTGATTCTGGCGTCATACCCCGCTTGGGTTGCTGACCTGCATAAACAAAAGTTAAATAAAGCTCGTTACAAACAAGCATTACTAGGTGATTAAGCCTAGTCTTACTGCTCTTTGAGCTGGGAGACGCCCGGAAGCCCCGTTAAACGGTGTTGCTTACGGCCTTTTTTGCAC